ACGCGGGCGGCGGTGATGGTGTAGATGGTCATGGTCTGTGCTCCTGAAGGTCGAGTATCCGTCGCTGCCCAGGACCGCGCCCTGGGCAGAGCGGAGACTCGACTAGCCGGCCGCGTGGATCGCGTCTGTGAATTCGTCGAGGGTGAAGGTGAGGCCGGCCGTGACATCGCCCGCTTCATGGAACGTGACGAAGGTAACATCTGCGCCAAGATGGCGAGAGTAGCGAACGGCCGTCGACTCAACAACCGCCTCGAACGTCTCCCCGTCGAGTGCGAGGGTGACGCGGGTGCCTGCTGTTAGATTCGTTCTCATGCTGCTCATGTCATCCTGCTCTCTGCCCTCGCGGGCCGGCGTCGAACAGTCACAAGCGACCGTCGATAGAGGGAGGATATGCTACGCGCTCAGCGCGTGTCAACAGCAATCGACACGAGACCGAAAGAAAAGTGCAGAGCCGTGCGACATCTCAGGAAACCCCAATGAAATCACCACGTGCCATCCCATGACCGACGCCCAACTCAACGCCGAACTACTCGCCAGACGTGTGAGGCTCACGAAAGAGGCCAGCACGCAAGCGCTCGAGCTTCGCGCTCGGCAGCTCTCAGGACAGCAGCATGTCGGCCCCTGGGCTCCGGCAGCGCGGCTCGCCAAGCCACGGCGGCCGAAGCTGCAGGTGGCGCAGGTGGTGCAGGTGCAGCAATGGCGCCGCGTGCGAGCTTAAACAGTCAAGCAATCCGGCTCGATACCACGATTCGCCTACGTGGACTGCTTGAATCACACACTCAAAAGAGTGGGCAAAAAGGGAAGTGGCCAGAAACGGCACGCCTTCCTCACTGGCGCCGCGCCTCGCCCTTCAGGTAGAGTCCCGGCCATGCGCTACACGCTGAACGGCGAGTTACCTCGCCATCTCTATTGCTGGGTGGACACGGCGCACACGCACCGAGAGCCGGTCGGATTCGTGCCCGCGGTGTGGTTTGGCCTGGTCAGTCATCCGGGCCGGATGTGGGGCTGCACGGTGCTGCTGGAGTCCGGCGCGATCTACCGCAATCTCCCGCCGCACGCGCTGGCGTTCGACCCTGCGCCGACCGGGCTGTGGACGCCTCAAGACGCGCAGACGTGGGATTGCTACGGCACCGACTTCACCGCCCTCGAATACGCGTATCTCGCCGGGCTCCGGTGCCTTGTGCGCGCGCACCGCCACGACCACCTCGGCACCTACCTCTTCACCGTGGCCCCAGTCGGAGACGGCTACAGCGCCTCGCCAGACCAGGCCAAGGAATTCACGTTCGTGCAGCTCGATAGCGGCTGGCTCACGATCCAGCCCACCAACCACACGGTGTTCGAGGAGAAGAGCTTCACCAGCCCCACGCTCACGTTCCCACGCGGCCTGAAGCGACAGAGCCAGACGCCATGGACGACCGAATGACGATGGCGCCGCGCCGGCAGGGCCCTCCGCAGCCCCGCGTGCCCACCCGTAACGCTTTTCCACCGAAGCGGGGCATACTGGCCCTCTCCGGTGGCTCGCTCGCACGAGCCGTCGGATGTTTGCCCGTCCGTGGTCGTGCCAGCCAAGCGCCGGTGCCAGCCACGGCCGGGCCTTTTCACTCGCTAGGAGCAGGCGATGTCCGCTGACTACACCGCCGTCGCCATCGCCCGGCTCGCCCTCGAGGGCGCGTTGACGTGCGGGGTGACGACACGCTACGCGCCAAGCGGCACGCAATGCCGCAGACCGTCGGCCATCCCGTGGCAGAGGCGCCCACGGCTAGGGACTTCCACTCGTCAGGAGCAGACCATGAACGCACGAGACACGATTCGGTATCGCACGGCGGAACTAGTGCGGCGCTTTATCGTTCAGCTCTCGGCCCTCGACCATTACCAGGCCCGACGCCTGGCGGAAGAGCTCGCCATGAGCATCGACTTGTTGCACGCCGAAGAAAAGGCTAAGGAAAATGCCCCCTCCCCACCGGCGGGAGACCCGCGAAACACGATTCGGAATCGCACGGCGGGGCGGATGTGGCGCTTTCTCGCCGAACTATCGGCACTGCGCACGGGGCCGCTGTCCGCAATGGTCGAATATCCCCCGGTCCGGCGCCTAGCCGAAGATCTCGTCACGAGCATCAACGCGATGCATACAGACGAAAAAGCGAATGGAAATGCCACCTCCCCACCGTCTGGACACCCGTCGCAGACGCCTGGCGGCGCCCGCTGGTTCTGGACGCCGGAGGCCGATGACAAGGGGACACCCGAGCAGCCGCGGTACATGGGCAGCGAGGCCGTCCGGTTGGCCGCCACGAACGCGGCGCAGATGGTCATGGCCCCCGCGTTCCGCCACCTGTTCCCGCGCGCTGTGCTGGCGGTCGTGCTCGACCACCACGACCTCCCGACCTACAGCACGGCCGTCATCCTCCCCGACCCGACGGCCCGATGACCATCGAAGCCGTCCAGCGTCTCCATGCCGCCACAGCGCGGCTCGTGGCGCTCGAGGGCTGCGAGCTGTACACCTACTTCCCGGAGTCGGGCCCCGTCCGCCGCGAGCTGTACCCGCGGCACATGGACCACTTCAAGGCGGGCGCGCAACACCGGCAGCGGCTGTTCATGGCCGCGAACCGGGTTGGGAAGACCCGCTCAGGCGCCTACGAGGTTGCCGCGCACGCCACTGGCGAGTACCCGGACTGGTGGACGGGCCGCGTCTTCCCGCACCGAATCGACGTCTGGGCCGCCGGCAAGGACACCGGCACCACCAAAAACATCTTGCAGAAGGCGCTCGTCGGCGCGGTAGGCGAGGATGGCACCCTCTCCGGGGGCGGGATGATCCCGCTCGACCGGGTGATCCACGCCACCCGCAAGCCGCACAACCCCGGCGCGCTCGACACGGTGTGGGTGAGGCACAACGACGGCGGCACGAGCATCATCCAGTTCAAGTCCTACGAGCAGGGAAGTAAAAGCTTCGAAGGCACGGAGCAGCACATCGTGTGGTTCGACGAAGAACCTCCGCTCGACTGCTACGCCGAGGCGGTTGTCCGCACCATGACCACGTCGGGCCTGATGATCACGACCTTCACGCCGCTCCAGGGCATGAGCGACGTCGTCTCGATGTTCGTGTCACCGTCGCCCGAGGCTGCGCAGTATCTCCATCTGACCACCGCCGGGTGGGACCACGTCCCGCACCTCGGCGAGGCCGAAAAGGCTGAACTCCTCGCCACGACGCCACCGTTCCAGCGTGACGCGCGCAGCCAGGGCATCCCCCAACTGGGCTCCGGCGCCGTGTGGGCCTTCCCCGAATCAGAGCTGCGCGTCCCCAACTTCGAGATCCCGCCCCACTGGAACAAGTGCTTCGGCCTGGACGTGGGCGGCGGCGCGAAGGCGACAGCCGCGGTCTGGCTCGCGATCGAACCGTCCGCCGGGGGCCGCGTCATCGTGACCGACAGCTACAAGCGTGAGAGCCCCGAGCCCGCCGTGCATCTCTCCGCGATCCGCGCTCGCGGCGAGGGCATCCCCGGGTCTGGCGATGCGGCGGCGCTCATCGTGACGGCCGGCGACGCCGAACAGCTGATCCGCGTCTACCAGCGTGGCGGCCTCGACCTCGAGCTGGCCGACAAAAGCGTCGAAGCGGGCATCGCGTCGGTCTGGCAGCTCTTCTCGGATGGCCGCCTCAAGGTCTTCGCGAGCTGCACCGAGTGGTGGGACGAGTGGCGCATGTATCAGCGCGACGCGAAGGGCCGCATCGTGAAAAAGAACGACCACTGCATGGACGCCACCCGCTACGCGATATACTCCGGCATCAAGCGCGCGCGGCCGGTGACGACCAAGGCCCAGCAGCGGCGCGTCGCGTTCAACCGCGGGCGCCAGGCCGGCGGCGGATCGTGGATGGGCAGCTAGGAGCAGAAGATGACCGCACGAGTCGTCGCCACCCTGAAGAGGCTCGCCCACGCGTGGCACCACCCCTCGCATACCACCGCGGTGGCCCACGAGGACGATGCGGTCGTCCTGATCTGGTGCCAGACCTGCCGGGAGGTATTCTTCGATCGCATCCACCCGCCACGCACCGCCGCCGGCGTCATGGAGAAGGCCGCCCGCTCGGGCGCGCTGGCCCAGGCGGGACGCGCGCAGTCCCGCAGGCGGAGGCGCCGTCGATGACGTTCACCTGGCGTGGCATCCCGTCTGACCTGTGGTCGGCGCTCGTCGCGCGGGCGGCGGCCGAGCGCATCGGGATCGCGGCGATCGTCTCGCGCGCAGTGCGCCGTGACCTCACCCCGGAGTGCGGCATCTGGGTCGTGATGGACCAGCACACGCTCGTCAGTGCCCACCTGACCGCCGAGGCCGCGAGCGTGGCGGCCGTGCGCGTCGACGCGGCGACGGTGGAGCGCGTCCCGCTCGACAACTGGCTGACGTGATGGGCGCCGCACCAACCACCGCCCCCGCGATGCAGATCATCCAGATCTTCGACGACGTCTTGCCTAACCCGCACGCCGTACGCGCCGCGGCGCTGGCGATGCCCCGGCGTTCGGTCACGTTCGGCGACGACACCTTCCACGGCATCGCGGAGCAGGCGACCATCGACCTCCTCGCGGCGCTCGATGCGCTGGTGCCCAGCTTCACGCCCACGCTCTCGTTCACCAGGCAGAGCCCCCGCGGCCAAGTCGAACCGAACTTCATCCACTCCGACGCGATGATGGGCGACCTGACGGCCATCTACTACATGACCCCGGTGGACGTCGCGGGCGACGGCACCACGTTCTGGCGCCACCGGCACTCTGGCGCGATCGATGGCGATTGGAATATCACGGTCATGCGGAACCGCCGGCTGTGGAAGCCGTGGGTCCGCGTCTCGGCCAAGTTCAACCGGCTGGTGCTGTTCAAGTCGGACCTGTTCCATTCGCGGAGCCTCGAGGAGAACCACGGGGAGGGCGATGGCGCGCGCCTCACGCACGTCGTGTTCGGCACGCTCGAGCCGCCGGTGATGTGGGGCTGGTGATGACTCTCACGCGCCGCCGCTTCCTTGCCGCGACGACCGCCGCCGTCGCCGGCGCCGTGTTCGACCCAGAGCGCGCCCTGTGGATACCGGGCCAGCGGAGCTACTTCGACATCGTGCGCCCGCAGCACGCCGAGTGGCCTCGATTACGGCGTCTCCGCCAAGGGGACGTGATCACCCTCTCCGGATACGAAGGCACGTTCGTCGTCACCAGCGTCGTCACCAGCGATGGCCGCCGCTGATGCCGTCGTGCGCCGTCCGCGACTGCGGGAATCCGGACTGCCACCTATGCGAACTGAACCGGCAGTGGGTCCGAGACGCGCTCGCCTTGCCGCCGCCGCCGCCGCGGAAGACGACGCCACCACGGAAAGCGTCAACGCGCTGACGGTTTCGTGTATGCTCTGGGTCGCAGGGTAGCTCAGTGGCAGAGCGCCAGGCTCATAACCTGGAAGCCGCGGGTTCAATTCCCGCTCCTGCAACCAACGCCCAAATGAGCCGCCCCTTCAAGCGCATCGAGAGCGAGTATTCGCCGCAGCAGATCGCGAAGCTGCACATCCGGCAGGTCATCGAGGGTATCTGCGCCGACGACCTGATCCTCTGCGAAGTCGTCGCCCAGGGTGAGAAGGTGTGGCGGGCAACGATGCGGGAAGCGTTCGCACCAGTCATGGACCTGCCGGACGAAATCTGCGACAGGGCCTATCTGTTTTTCTGCGGCGCGGTGCAGGCGCGGTTCACGCTCGACCAGGATCACGCGGAGGCCATGCACCTGGCTGGCGCGTTCCTCGACCAGGTGGAGCCCGTGACCCCGCCCACGCAGGCCGAGATCGACAAGTCGTGGGTCATCGAAGAGGCGAGCCACCCGGACGCGATCCGCCAGCAGTACGGCGACAAGTCCCCGCAGCAGTGGCTGGACGAGGCCATCGCTGACGGCCACGACAAGGGGATCGACTGATGGCCACCACTCCAGGGCGCCGGCCCCCGTCGCTCCCCCGCATCGATCCGGTTGAGGGCACCAACAACGCCTACGGCGTGGACATGGTCAGCCGCGGCAGAGGCGACTACGACGCGATCGTGGAAGCCGGCGGCGACCCAGACGCGACCCCCGTCACGCCCGACGAGATCGCCCGCGCCGACGCCCTCCGCAAGCGGCACGCCCGCGCTATCCGCAACTTCAAGACCTCGAGCAGCGCCGACGAAGACCAACGCCGCGCCGAACTCGACGACCTGAAGTACGCGCGCGCCCGCCTCGAGGACCACTGGACGGCTGGCGACATCACGCGGCGCAGCGGCGAGACGAATGGCGAGTCCGGCAAGCCGGGGTACGGGCGCCCCATGCTGGTGCTCGACAAGCTGGCCGTACCGAAGCGGCAGACGATGAACGAGGCCCGCAACGCGCGCCTCAGTATCCGCATCAAGGCGAAGGCGGGCCGGGCGACGAAGAAGAACGCCCAACTGGTGCAGGACGCGGTGCGGGCCATTGAAGTCGACAGCCGCGCGCACATCGCGCGCAACTGGGCCCTCGACCGCGTGATCACCTGTGGCCGCGGCTACTACCGCATCGAAACGAAGTACGCCAACGACAAGGATCGCGACCTCGACATCGTCGTCAGTCGCATCCTGAACCAATTCGCGGTCTACCCGGACCCCTGGCGCAAGGAGCCGGACGGCTCGGACATGAAATTCTGCCTCATCACCGAGGACATCCCGACGCGGGACTATCCAGACCGCTACCCGGACAGCAAGCTGGCCAAGAAGATCCGCAAGGCGCTCGAGGAGCAGACCTACGGCGAGATTCTGGCCGGGTCGGTAGTGGAAGACGGGACCGACGCGCAGCACGAGGGCGGCGCGCTTACAGGGACCGGCGACACGCCGCCCGGCTGGATTACCGAGGCCACGATCCGCGTCGCCGAGCACTTCTACGTCGAGTACGAGCGCCGCACCAAGCTGTGGGTGCCGACCGGGCAGGGCCATCAGGAGATGTGGGCCGACGAGATCCCGCCGACCGTGCAGTTACCGCCGGACGTGTTGAAGCGCGAGATCGTCACGCCGGTGGTGCGATGGGAAGTCCTTAACGGCGAAGAAATCCTCGACGAGGAGCAGTGGCCCGGCCGCTTCATCCCGATCGTGGAAGTCGTCGGCGAGGAGCACAACGTCAACGGCGAGCGGACCTTCAAAGGCATCTACACCGTGGGCAAGGACGCGAATCGGTCCTACGAGTATCACCGCTCGGCCCAGGTCGAAGCCGTGGCGCTCGCCCCCCGCGCGCCCTACATCGCCGCCGAGGGCCAGACCGAGCTCTATCCGGAGTGGGACACGGCGAACTCCGAGAATCACTCGGTCCTGGTCTACAAGCCGACGAGCCACGACGGCCATCTCATGCCCCCGCCGCAGCGCAACACGTCTGAGCCGGCGATCCAGGCGATCACGATCGCCGCGCAAGCCGCCGACCAGGACATCAAGGACATCACCGGCCGGCACGAAGCGTCCCTCGGCCAATACTCGAGCGAGCGCAGCGGCAAGGCGGTGCAGTCGCTCCAGCAGCAGGCCCAGGTCGGCAGCTCGCATTTCCTCACGAACCTGGCCGAAATCTCGATGGCCTACGAAGCGCGCATCATCGTGGACCTCCTGCCCCACATCTACGACCGCCCCGGCCGCGTCATGCGCTTGCTCGGTGAGCGCGACCAGGAGGAGTACGCGATCGTCGGCGCCCCCTTCGTGCAGACCCCGGACGGGCCGCAAGCCGTGCCGGTCCCCCCAGGCATGCCGCCGGAGGGCATGGTCGGCCAGTCGGTGCAGATGCCGGGGATGGCGAAGCCGCAGCGCACGAAACTCTACACCTTCGACGCCGACGCCGATTACACCATCGCCGTGGGCGTCGGGCCAAGCACGCAGAGCGCGAAGGACCAGAACAGCGAATCGATCCGCGCCATCATGGAAGCCGCCCCCGCCCTCGCGCCGCTCATGGCCGACCTGCTCGCCTCGCAGATGGAAGGCGACATCGCGGAGCAACTGTCGGCCCGCATCAAGGCGGTGCAGCCCGCAATCGCCAACCTGCCGGGCGACGAGGACGACGACTCGGACATGTCGCCGGAGGCGATGGCGAAGATCCAGGGTCTCACCATGCAGCTGCAGCAGATGCAGCAGCAACTGCAGGAGGCCACGACCGAGATTCAGACCCGGCGCAGCCAGTACCAGACGCAACTGATGATCGCGCAGGAATCCAACGCCTCCCGCGAGCGCACCGTGCTCGCCACGACGCGCACGCAACTGGCCATCGCGCAGATGAACGGCGGCGGCAAGGTGGACGTCGCCACGCTGCAGGGCGAGATCGACGCCGCGATGGGCGAGTCGCAGCAGGCGCACGACGTCCTCATGGCCCGGCTCGAGGCGTCCCTCGAAGCGCAGCTCTCCGAGGACCAGGACCAGCGTGCCGCCCGTGCCGGCGACCGCGACGAGACGCGCGCGGTGCGCGGCGACGTGCGAAAGGAATTGATGGCCGGCAGCGCGGCGAGTCGGCAGCGCGCCCTTGCCCGCGAGCAGCGCGAGGGCGACGAGCAGCGCGCGAGCCGCGACGGCGTGCGACAGGACGTGCAGGCCGAGCGCGCCGACGCGCGGAAAGGCGCCCTCGCGGCAGCCACCGACCGCCGACAGGCCCAGATCGCCGAGGCGGCCACTGGCCGGGAGGCGCGCGCGACGAAGCCGAAAGCGGCAAAAAGTTGACAGCGCCAACCGTTTGACGTGTAGAGTATGAGCCGAGCAGGGACTATGGCCGACACCCCCACCCCGATTGACGACTTCGCCGCAGCCCCCACGGTGGTCTCCGATGACGACTTCGTCATCACCGATGGCGGGCAGATCCGGGAAACGGCCGAGGAACTCCGCCACACCCTGAGTCACGACACGCCGGCCGACGTGGCGCCAGGCGACGAGACGCCCCCCGGCGAGCGCATCGAGCACGCGGACGGATCGGTCGAGTCCACCGGCGCCGGCAGCGCGAAGGCCGAGAAGGCCGAGAAGGCCACCGAGGCCGTCAGCAAGCCGAAGCGCACGGTCGAGGGGCGTGTGGCCGAACTCCAAAAGGAGATCGCCACCAGGACGCGCGAGAAGCACGACACCATCCGCGAGCGCGATGCCGCCGCCAAGGAACTCGCGGACATCCGCGCCCAATTGGCCGCCTCCCGCGAGCAGGCCCGCCCCGGCTTCCCGCGCGACACCCCCGTGGCGCCAGACGCCGCCGCCGCCGCGCCGGCCACGCTCCCGAAGAAGCCCGTCTGGAAGGAATACGACGACGCGGGCAAGGACTGGGACGTCTTCAATGACGATCTCGAGGCCTACCGCGACGCGCGCGCGGCCGCCTCGGAAGGCGTGGTGAAAGGCCACTTCGCCGCCGAACTCGCGCGCGTGCAGGCGGAGGCGGTCGCCCGCGTCGAGAGCATCGAGGCGCGCGCAGCCGAAGCCACCATCAACGCCGGCCTGCAGGCCCGCGTCGATGCAGTCAAGGCCAGCACCCCCGACTTCGCCACCGCCATGGCGGACTTGCGCGCCGCGGGGGTTGAACAGACACCGTTCATGCGCGACGTGGTGCGGATGCATCCCAAGGGCGCCGATCTGCTCTACGCGCTCGGCAAGAACGTCGAATCCGCGGCGATCCTGCAATCGCTGGACTTCTCGACGGTGATGTTCGACGCCATCATGGAGTCGGACGATCCTACGGCCGTGCTGTTGCATCTCGCGGAAAGCAGCGAGACGTTTGAACAGATTCGGTCGCTCGATTCGGCGTCTGCCGGAAGGCGGATCGCCGCGCTAGATGCGCGCCTCTCGTCCTCGTCCTCGCCCGAACCCCGTGCCTCCGGCTCGCGGCGTTCCGGTACGACTGTCTCACGCGCTGCAACCCCCATCCGGCCGGTGGGCGCGAGCAGCAAGGCGTCAGTAGTGGACGACGAGGACGACGAAGGCGAATCCTTCGAGTCGTGGATGTCCCGCGAGAACAAGCGGGACGCCGATCACGGCCGTCGCTAGATCCTCCACCACCGGCACCTGTCGTCTTTCGGGCGGTTCGCAGCACGCGACTGCTCCGTAGAGGTCTGACATGTCCGTATCGAACAGCCTGGTGACGCCGTCCTGGGTCATCAAGAAAGTCACGCAGCGTCTCACCAACACGCTCCGCTTTGCCGCCAACGTGACGCGGGGCTACGACAGCCAGTACACGATCTCCGGCGCCAAGGTGGGCTATACCGTGAACGCGCGTCTGCCGCAGCGTTACATGGTCAACAAAGGCCAGGCGCTCAACCCCGTCAGCGCCAACGAAGAAGTGGTCCCGATCACCCTCACCGATCAGGCGAACGTCGGCATCGAGTTCAGCTCGGCCAGCCTCCGGATGGAAGTGGACAACTACACCGAACGCTACATCGACCCGGCCGTGGAAGCACTCGGCAATCAGATGGACCTCGACGGGCTGCAGCGGATGTACAAGCGCGTGTTCCGCACGGTGGGCACGCCTGCCGTGGTCCCCACGACCAACGCGTCCTACCTCGATGCGACCGTGAAGCTCACGGAAGGCTCGGTCCCGACCGGCCGTCTCGTGGCGATTCTCACCGCGCAGATGCACGCGTCGCTGGCGAACGCCAATCTGGCGTTGTTCAATCCCGGCGCCGTGATCTCCAAGCAGTACCGCACCGGCAAGATTGCCGGCGAAGTGCTGGGCATCAAGGAGTGGTACATCGACGAGAACGCGCCGACGCACGTGGTCGGCCCACTCGGCGGGACCCCCTTGGTCAACGTGGCGGCGGGCGCGGCCGGCGCCGCCTCCGGCGTGACGTCGCTCGTCACGGACGGCTGGACCGCCGCCGCGGCCAAGCGCCTGAACGAAGGCGACGTCATCCAGTTCGACGGCGTCTTCGACATCAACCCGATGTCGTACCAGTCCACCGGGCGGCTCAAGGACTACGTGGTGAGCGCCGACGTCTTCTCCGACGGCAGCGGCAACGCGACGATCCCGTTCTCGCCCCCGCTGGTCTATGGCGCGAGCAACGCCTACTCGACCGCCACGGGTCGCCCGGCGGACAACGCGATCATCACGATCTTCGGCCACGCCTCGACGCACGCGAACAAGGTCACGCGCACCGGCCTGGTGTATGACCCGAACGCCTTCACGTGCGTGATGGCGGACCTCCCCCTGCCGCAGGGGGTGTGGGTGAGCAAGCGCATCAGCAACGCGGCCATCGCCATGAGCGTCCGCTTCATCAAGGCGTACGACGTCATGACCGACCAGTCCCCGGCGCGTCTCGACATCCTGTACGGCTGGGCCGCAGTGCGCCCCGAACTCGCCGTGCGGATCCAGAGCTAGCCGACACGCCCCAGCAGCGATCGCGGCGCGCGCGGTGAGGTTCACGCCTCCCGCGCGCACCGCCTTACCCCAGTTTCCAGGAAGGACTCACGCTCATGGCTATCACTCGCACCACTCTGTCGGCAGCGGCATCGAAGGATACCGACACGTTCTACCTCACCTCGGCCGCCGGCGCAGCCGCGGGCACGATCGTGAAGGTGAACAACGAGTACTCGACCATCGTCCGCGTGGACGGCACCGCCGTGCGCGTTCGCAGCCGCGGCCAGAATGGCGGCCGCGCCATCGCCCACGCGCAGCTCTCGCCGGTCATGTTCGCCCTCGCCGCGGACCTCGCGCCCTACATCACCGAGCACGGCGGGCTGGCCTCCGAACTCGAGGAAATCACCCTGAGCGCGGACGGGGCGATCGCGATCCCGACGCGCCACACCCGCATCAACATCATGAAGGGCTCCATTGCGGCGTTGACCCTGACGGCGCCCGGCTTGACCGTCCTCGACGGGATCGAGTTGCAGATCCACGGCGTGTCGTTGTTCGCGCACACCGTCACCCTGACCGCGGGCTTCTACGGCAACACCACGACCTCCGACGTCGCTACGTTCGCGGCCGGCGGCGGCGCGTGCTTGTCGCTCGAAACCAAGAACGGCCTGTGGGCGGTGAAGGGCGGCGGCACCATCGGCGTCACCTTCGCCTAGCGCGGTTCTCGCCAACTTGACCGGGGCCCGTGGGCGCTTCGCAGCCGCCTCGGGCGCCGGTCACTCGTCCTGTCACCCGCTGCGAACAAGGACGTTCACCAATGGCAGACAAACCCCAGCCGGCGCAGTTCCCCAAGTGGATGTTTCACGGGGATCACGGCAAGCAGCTCTTCGAGTCGCCCTCGGAAGTCGTGGGCGACGGCTGGTGCGAATCACCCGCCGAGTGCGGCCTACCCCCGGCTTTCGTGCCAGCCGAACCCGGCGGGATGGTCCTCACCCCCGTGGGCGCCACGACGCCGGACGCCGATATCCACCACGGCCTGGGCGAGATGACCCGCATGAATCGGGCCACGAAGCTGCAGCAGCCGGCCGAACTCATGACGGCGGCCCAGCAGCGCGCCGCCGTTGCCCGCACGGCCGCGAAGCGGTAAACGTGACCTCCCCGGCTGGGCGGCCCTCGTGACCGCCCGGCCGGACTCCCGTCCCAGAGAGATTCCACATGGCCACCACCGCTCGCACGCTGATCACGAATGCGCTGCGCGACCTGGCGGCCATTGGCGCACGCCAGCCGGTCTCGGCGGACGATCTCGAGTTCGGCCTGACCACGCTCAATGAATGGGTGGGCAGCCTCCGCACGCAGCGCACGGCGACGTTCATGGTGTCGCGCCACGTCCTGCCGCTCACGGCCGGCGTCGGCAGCTACACGATTGGCCCCGGCGGCGCGTTCAATCTCGACCGGCCCAACCGTATCGAAGGCGTCGGACTCGTCTTCGACCGCACCGCCGCCACCGTGACCGAGGTCAGCCTGGGCCGCCCCCTGAACGTGTCGGAGTATCAGCACGTCGTGGCCAAGGCCCAGGCCTCGACGCACCCCTACGGCGTCTACTACGACTGGGGCATGGCCGCAGGCTTGGGCACGATCCGCGTCATCCCGACCCCCTCCGGCGCGGTGAGTGACCTCGTGCTCTACCTGCCGAGCCCGGTGCAGCGGTTCACCGACCTGAGCACCACCTACCACTTCCCGGACGGCTACGAGCGTGCCATTCGCGCGAATCTCGCCATCGAGCTCGCCCCGGCCTGGGAGCGCGAGCCCGCCGGCGCGCTGGTGGCCCGTGCCAGCGAGGCGATGGCCGACGTGCGCCGCGCCAACCACCGGCCGCGCATCCTGAGCGTGGACGCCACGCTCCTGGGCATCTCGGGCGGCTACAACGTCTGGACGGATCGCTAACCGATGGAGTATCCGAGCTTCGTCGGCGGCAGCTACAAGGCCAACAACCCGTTTGCGGCGAACGAGCTGACCATCAACTGGTATCCCGCCCCGCTCGAGTCGGAGGGCGCGCTGGCGCGCTGGCATCTCGTGCCGACGCCGGGCGTCGCCGTCTGGCCACGGTTCGACTCCGTCGGCCTGTCTGGGCCGGGCCGGGCCTTCGGGTTGTTCAACGGGCGCCTCTTCGCCGTGCTCGGCTCCGCCTTTGTGGAGTTCGTCAACGGTCTGCCCGGCGGCATCATCTATACCTACGGCACGATCGCCGGCACGCCCAACCGCGCGACGATGGCCTACAACGGCACCGGCGGCCATCAGATCCACATCACGGGCGGCGGCATTTCGTACATCTTCGACACCGTGTCAGGCGTCCTCACGCTCGCCACCAACCAATCCCCGAGTGGCATGGCGTCGAGCACGGCCATGCTGGACGGCTACTTCTTCATGCTCGACCAAGCCGCGAACACCGTGTATCAGTCGGCGTTGCTGGACGGCAACCTGTTCAACTCGCTCGACAAGGCGCAGCGCATCGTGGCGGATGACCCGTGGCGCCAGATCGGCGTCCTCGGCAAGGAACTCTTCCTCCTCGGCCAGTACACGTCGGAGGTCTGGTACGGGGCCGGCACGTTCCCCTTCACGATCGCGCCGCACCCGTCCGGCGCGATCGAGATTGGCATCGCGGCCGACTTCTCCCTGGCGAAGGTGGGCAGCAGCCTGTTCTGGCTGGCGCAGACGCGGAACGTGCGGGCGCAGGTCGTGCAGGCCGACGGGTTGCAGCCGCAGGTCGTCTCCGACTTGGCGGTGCAGGCCGCGATGGGGCGCTACGCCCGCATCGACGACGCGATCGGCTTCGCCTTCGCGGACGTAGACGGCCACGAGTTCTACGGGTTGACGTTCCCCTCGGGCGACACGACGTGGTGCTACGACCTCATGACGCGCCGCTGGCACGAGCGCCGCACTTGGTATGCGGAGCAATCCCGCTGGGGCTGCTGGCGCCCGCTTTACCACGCCCGGTTCGATGGCCAGAACCTCACGCTCAGTCTCGACAGCCCCGACCTGCTGCAGCTCGTGGACACGCTCGGGACCGACCTCGACCGCCCCGTGCGCCGCGTCCGGCAGGCGCCGCACGTCACCAACCAGCTCGAGCGCATCTACTTCTCGCGGTTCCGGTTGCATCTCCACGCCGGCCAGGGCGCGATCAGCGGCCAGGGCGTCGACCCCATGGTCGAACTCCAGGTCTCCAACGACGGCGGCGAGACGTTCTACTCGGAGGGCTACTCCGGCGCCGGCCGGCTCGGGGAGTACAACCGCTTCCCGGAGTGGACGCGCTTGGGCTCCGCAGAAAATCGCCAGTTCCGCATCGAGACCACTGACCCCACGCCCTGGCGCATCGTCGGCGCCTACCTGGACGCCACATAGCATGGCTCACCTGCCGCCCTTCCCGAGCCGCGACGACGTCATCACCACCCAGGCGCCGCGCAACCGCTTCACCAAGCGGATCGCGGACTGGCTACAAGCCGTGGTCGATAGCCTCGAGACGCTCGACACGCGCGCGTCGAGCCTCGTCGCGCAGGACGCCGCGCTGCTCATGGCCGATGTCGCCCTGGTCGCCGCTGTGGCGGCGTTGCAGCCCGCGACCGGCGTCTGGACCCCGGCGCTCACCTTCGGCGGCGCCGCGGTTGGTCTGACCTACTCCGACCGCGGGGGCTGGTGGGCGCGTCTCGGCAACGTCGTCACGGTGAGCGGCCGCATTATCCTGTCGGCGAACGGCAGCAGCACGGGCACGGCGACGGTCGCCGGACTGCCGGTCGCGGCGATGGCCGCCACGCCCAATCCGAACTACACGGGCGCCGTGCTCTCTGGCGCCATGGTGGGCCTGACCTCCGGCGTGCTCGCCCGCGTGCAAGGCGGCAGCACGGTCATCGACCTGCTCGACACGGGCACCACGGGCGTGGCCGTGCTCGACGAGTCCAACTTCGGAGCGACGAGCGTGCTCACGTTCGCGTTCTCCTACTTGGTGCAGCCGTGACGACCATCCGTCACGCCGAACCGGCCGACCTGGCGCGCATCGTGGAGATGGGCGAGACGTTCGTCGCGTCGTCGCACTTCAAGGATCTCGGCCCCGCCGACCCGCACCGTATTGCGGCGCTCACGCGGACGCTGGCCCAGCACCCCGACGGGTGCGTCTTCGTGGCCGAGGTCGAGGGCCGCGTCGTCGGGATGCTGGCCGGGCACATCCCCGTGCATCCGATGCTCGACGTGGTCATGGCGTCCGAGCTGGTCTGGTGGGTGGACGTCGCGCACCGCACCGGCCGTGTCGGGCTGCGCCTCCTGACCGCGTTCGAGGGTTGGGCGCGGGACCACGGCGCGTCCCATGTGCAGATGATCGCGCCGAACGAGAAGGTGGCGGCGTTCTACGACCGCCTCAAGTTCGAGCGCGTCGAAATTGCGTACGCGCGGAGGGTGTGAAATGGGTGTAGCCACGTCGATTGTCGTCGGGGGGATACTGTCCGCAGGCGGGGCGATCGGATCGTCCAAGATCAACGCGAGCGCCGCCAGACGCGCGCAGCGGTCGCAAGAACGCGGGAATAGCGCCGCGATGTCGATGGAGGAGCGCGCCGAGGCGGGCCGCCTCGAGGAAGCGCGCCGCGTCGAAGACCAGAACCAGCGCAACTGGGAAGTGGAACAGTCGCGTGAGCAAGAGCGGTATCAGCGTGGCCGGGACGACTCGAGCCGCGCGGAAGCCGCCGACAGCGCCCGCTGGTCGTGGGACCAGCGCCGCCGCGAGCCCTACCGATCCGTGGGCCGTGGCGCCGTGCGCTCGCTGGCCGACCTCGCGGGCATCCAGGGCATCGAGGGCGAGGCCGCCCCAGACTTCTCGCAGGGCTGGGATGCCGCGTCGATGTCGCCGCAGCAGACCACGCCTGGCTTTACCCCGCCGCCGCCCGGCCCGCGCAGCCTCCCAGGCGACCCGCGCATCGTCTCTCGCGCGCCGGGCTCGATCTGGAATCCGACCATGGCGGATCTCGTGACGGAGCGCCAATAGATGAACACGATGGACACGCTGGGCCTGAGTCCGGAGCACGCCGACCGCTGGGCCTACGACCGGCTGTTGAAGCGCCCGCAGCCGCCGCAGCAGCCCTACGGCGCGCCGCCGATGGCGCCGCCGATGGCCGCCCCCAACACCGTCGTCCCGCCGACGTCGCCCGCCCCGCCGCTCGCCGGCGCGCAGACGAGCTACACCGGTGGCGGGATGACGCCGAACGCCGGCGCGAGTCCGCGCGACCCGCGTATCGATGCGACGGCGGACGAGCAAGCCGCGTGGGACCGCGAGTACGCGGCGCTCCCGCCTGGCGGGTCGATGAATCGTCAGCGCCCCGGATCTGGCGCGTTGGCTGGCGGAGGCACGCCGGGATCAGGCTTTGGCCCAGGCGGGGCATCCAATCCCGGGTACCGCGGCCCTGGCAGCCCGGGATACAACTACGGCAACAACCCGCCCCCGGGCACGCCCCCGGGCACGTCTCCGTCGGGACGGACCACGCACGCCTACACCGGCGGCGCCTTGGACTACTACGGCACCGGCGACATCCAGAACGTCGACCACATCACCCGCGGCGACGTGGGAGTGACGGCTGGCTTCACCGAGGTCGGGCTCAACGGCGACCTGAGCGTCCGGGGCAGCAACACGATCAAGAACGTCAACGGACGGTTCTTCAGCAACCTGCCGGCCAAGCCCTCGAGCATCCCGATCTTGTTGGCGAAACCGGAGTTCCGCGCGCTCTTCCCGAACGCCAAGCAAGTGGGCTTCGACAAGATCGATTACGGCGACGGCAAGGCGGTCGACGTGCTCGAGAAAGCCGACCCGAACACCGACACGGCCACGGCGTGGGCTTGGATGCCTGAAAGCACCGCCGTGTCCCCGACGGCGGGCAGGGGCTACGCGACCTGGCTATCAGCGCAGGCGCCCCCGGTACCCCCGGGCACGCCCCCGGGCACGCCGCCTGGTGGTCCTGGCGGTCCTGGCGGCGACGGCATCAGCGACGAAGCGCGGCGTCTCCTCGCCCGCGACCAGCAGCAGCGCCCGAATCTCTCGGATCTCGGTATCTAGGACGGTCCCCTCATGGCCTACCCCAACGCACAAACGTCCTATGGCTCCACGGCGCCCACGGTGGCGCCCACCGGGGCATCCACGGTGGCCGGCGGCGTCACGGTGTCACACGCGAACCCGGGCATGAGCACCGCCGGGCCGAGGCGGACGCCCACCGGGCCGCCCGTCTCCGTCGGCGCCACCCCTGGCGCACCGAGCAGTTGGCAGTTCCAGGGCATCAACCCCACCGACTCGCGTACTGGGCTCCAGACGTTCGAACATCTCAGCGGCATCCAGGGCACGCCCCTGACGACCGCGCAGCAGCAAGAGGCGGCCCAGCACATCAACTACACCGATCCCACGGGCGCGGCGTCGATCACCGGCGAGAACTACAACCGGCTCATGCAGCTCGCCGCGCAGCGGTCAGGCGGGGCCTACAACCCGTACGCGGACTCGGCGCCGCCTTCGACGGGCGGGCCGGACCCCTACCCCACCGAGGGGCCACTGAACCCTGACCCCTACCCCACGGCGACCGTCGAACCCGCGCCGACGATCAACGCCCCGCGCTACCAGCAGCAGCAGTTCACGCCGCCGACGTTCGATGAGATGGTCGCCAACGACCCGACCTACGCGCGCCGGCTCGGCGAGGGCCTCGGCGCGATGGAGTCGCGCGCCGCCGGCCGGGGGATGCTCGGCACCGGCACGCATCTCCGCGACCTCAACACCGCCGCGCAGGACTACGCCTCGAACGAGTTCCGGAGCTTCTACGACCGCCGGGCCGGCGAGTATGGCGTGAACGCGGGCGAGCGCCGGTTCGGCCACGAGGCCGACGCTTCCGCCACGCAGACCGAGTACGCGCCCCGCTTGCTGTCATGGAACCGCCAGCAGGACGAGAACTCGACCGGCCGGCAGATGACCTACGATCGGAACTGGCAGCGCGAACTCTACGGCCGCGACGACGCCTGGCGGCGCTCGCGCGCGGGCGAAGACGATAGCCGCTTCCGCAACCAGGACATGTGGCGCTACCGCGACGAATCCGAGTCGCGGCGTCGCTTCCTGGCCGAACTCGGACAGCGGTAGAGGGTTCTCATGGGCATCGGACCGTATCAGGCGCGACCCTACGACAACAGCCGCGGCATGTCGCGGATGGCCGACCTCGCGCTCCACCGAGGCGAGATCGAGGCCGAAGGCGCGCTCCGATCCGGCCAAGCGTGGGCGAGCGGCGTGCAGCAGGTCGGCCAGATCGCCGGCAGGACGATGGCGGACTTGGCCGAGTACCAGGACCAGAAGCCGATCCGTGACGCCGAACGGCAGCGGGCGAACGAGTCCCTGCAGAACAGCCGTCGCAAAGGCGAGTTCAACGAGGCGTTGAAGGAGGCTGGGACCAGGCCGCCCGACGAGGCGATCGAGTTCTTGCGGACGCGCGGCTTCGCGCCTGAAGCGTCGGAGATGGCGAAGGAGCTGGCCGAGACGCGGAAGCGCGCCATCGACACCAGTGTGGCGAACCTCGCGCTGACCAAGGGGACCTTCGAACAGGCCCTCACGTTGCTCGGCAGCGTGCGCGAGGCCCCGGACCCCGGGGCGGCCTACGCGCAGTCGCTCCCGAAGATCCAGGAGATGGTGGGCGCCGATCTCGCGCAGAACCTCCCCAAGACGTACGACCCCGCGAGCCTCGACAGGGTGATGGCGTGGGGGATGTCCACGACAGCGACGCTCGACAACAACGCGAAGTTGCTGGCCCAGACGCGGACGACGTTCAAGGATGCGGCCGACCGCGAGGATCACTTCACGAAGTCCCTGAGCCAATATCTTCCCACCGTGACGACGGCGGCCGACTGGACGGCCGGGCTCCGCTCGGCCGAAGAAGCCGGCGCCCCCAAGATCGCGCTGGACAAGTTCGCGGCCACCTACTCGCCGGAGGCCGCGGCGCGGGCCGCACAGTTGACCCAGCCCCGCCGGGCAGACGCCCCGTTGGGGAGCGCCGCGGACATCATCGCGGGCGAACAGACGCGTCTGGGCCGGGATCTGAACACGGACGAGAAGCTGGCGCTCGTGCGCCGGCAGGGCACCGCGGATCGCGCGCCGAGTACCGCCGGTGCCGGCGGCTTGACGCAGGTGCAGATCAACGCCGCGACCGGCCGCCGAGACACCGCGATCGCGGCCCTCAACCGGGAACGCCGCGACGCCGACGCCACGCTCACCGACGACATGTACGGCGACGAGCTCCACCGCATCGAAGCGAGCTACGCCCAGCAGATCGGCCAGCCGCCGCCGCCGCCGCGCCTTGGCGTGCAGCGCGGCGAGCCCGGCGCCCAGTCGTCCGCCGAGATGTCCTTCGAGGAGCAGCAGAACCAGGACTCCACCAGCATGGCGGACCTCGCGACCGCCCCGCCACTCCGCGCCGCCGGGGGCGGGGCCCCACGCCGGCTACCCGGATTCCCGCAGAGTGACCCCTCGAACGCCGCCGCCCCGCCACCGGCGCGGCCCTCGGCGCCCCTCGGTGCGGCGCCCGCCACCGCCGCGCGTCCGCCGGCTCCACGGGCGCAGGCGGCACCGCCTTCGGCTTCCGGCCAGATCACCGTCCAGACGCTCCCAGACGGCAAGTTCGCGGTGAAGCTGAACGGTCAGCGGATCATCGCCAAGAGCAAGGCCGAGCTTGACAAGTTCCTGAAGGCCAGCGGCTACGAGATGTCGAAATAAGCCATGCCGACCCGCCCACTTGACCCGTTCGACGTGGCTCGATCGATGGGACTCGCCGTCGAAGACGACACGCCGACGCTTGAGACGCACGACCAGGACTGGCAACGCCAGTCGATCCTGGCTGGCACGGCTGAGATGCGCCCGCCGACGCCGCGGCCTGCGGCGCGGACGCCGCGTGTGGACCCGTTTGATGTGGCCAGGACGATGGGACTCACCATCGAAGAGGACACGCCAGACCCCGACCCGTTCGATGTGGCTCGATCGATGGGGCTCACCATCGAAGAGGACACTGATACACTCTCGCTAGATGCCGCGCTGCCTTCCGGGCCGACTCGTGCCGACGATCCTCGCCGCGCTCTACCTGCTGCTGGTGTAGACGAGCCGACGTTCCAGGCGTGGTACGGCCAGCGCGCCAAGACGCTCGGCCTCGACCCCAACCCCGACGCCCCCGAGCAGTCCTACGACTACCGCGCCGCCTTCGCGGCCGGCGCCGAGCCAGGGCCGGACGGCCACTGGCCATCGGCGTTCAAGAAGCCCGGACACCCCAACGAGGTCGTGGGCGGCTTCAATACCCGCACCGGCGCGCGCGTGCCTGGCACGCCCCGCGCGTCTCGAGACGATCTCGTGCGCCTGGGCTGGGAACCGGACGCGGCGGCCCGTCTCGACGCGACCCAGGAGCCGAGCGCCGCCAAGTCGATGGGCGACATCATGGGCCAGGCGACGGGCATCAGCCGCGCCCCAGAGCCCCGTGGCGCCCTGGGGACGTTGGCGGACTTCGGCATGTCCTTGCCGCGTCGCCTTGGCGTTGACCCAGTCATCAGCGCGGTGAAGGGTGCCATCGGCGCTGTGAATGTGCCGGTGGGATTGGCGGACATCGCGACCGGCGGTCGTGTGGGTCAGTTCCTCGAAGAGACGATCGGCTTCCGCCCCGCCGAGGCCACGAAGATCCTCTCGTCCTGGTATTCCAAGAAGCAGCGCGAGGGCAGCGCGGCCGTGCAGGCGGCTGATGGTGTGCTCGCTACCGCCGTGGCCGCACTCTCGAACCCCGGCGTGGTCGCAAACACGGTTGTCGAGTCGGCGCCCATGATGCTGGCAGGGGGGGCTATCGGTCGCGCTATTCCGTACGCGAGTGCCGGTGTACGTGGCGCGCTCGGGGAGGGCATCGCCTCTGCCGGGAGCGCGGCTTCACACACCAGGGAAGGTTCCGAGGATGGCCGTCTCACGGTGAAGCAGTCCGCCCTCGCCGTCGCGACAGGCGCGGCGACGACCACATTCGGCCTGCTCGGCAATCGCATCGCGCAGTCGCTCGGTATCGCCGACATCGACACCATGATCGCCGCTGGTGCGGCCAGTCCTGTCGCCGCTCGTGGGCTGGCTACGCGTGTGGCGCTCGGCATGGTGCAGGAAGGTGTCCTCGAAGAGCTGCCGCAGTCGATCTCCGAACAGCTCTTGGCGAACGTCGCTCAGGACCGACCGATCCTTGAAGGCGTGGACGAGTCCGCCGTGCTCGGCCTGTTTTCCGGTGCTGTGATGGGCGGCGGCGCGAACATCCGCCGTCCTCGCACGGCCGCCGGCGCCCCGCCAGCGCCGCCCCTGGCCGACCTCGCATCAGAGGCGCCGCCGGCCGGCCCGTCACCCGCTCCCGTCGACGTGCCGCCGGTGGCTCCACGCGGAGCGCCGCCCGCGTACGTGCCGACCGACCTAGAGACGCGCAACGTGCGCCGGCTGATGGCCGAGCCCGGCCGCACCACGATCAGCATCAACGATGTGAGCAGCGCCACGGCCATGCGCCCGCGTGAGGCAGGCGCCGCGATCGACCAGCTCGAGCGCGAAGGGCTTGTCACTCCGACGTCGCAGGCGGGCACCTACACGCTCACGCAGCCGGCGCCAGCCGCAGAGGCACCGCCCGCGACGATGCGCGACGCCCTCGGGCCGCTGCCGCCAGGAGTGAGCGCCGAACAAACGCAGCAGTTGACGGCGCTCGGCTATGCGCCTGAACGCGTGGCGGCGATGACGCTGCCCGAGGTGCAGGAGGCGCTCCGGACGGGCACGCCTGCCGTGGAGCGGCGTCAACAGCCCCGCGGCCTTGTCGCCCCAGCCATCGCTGACCCGATGAGCCCTGAAGGGCTTGTGGCGCTTGGCACGGAGTTCATGGAGAACCCTGCGCGGCAGGCGGATGTGGCGTCGATGCGGACGGCCACGCGAGCGGAGGCCCCGCCGAGAGAGGGCCGAGCCGAGTCGGAGCAGCGTGACCTGACCAATACGAAGGTTACGGACCACACCGGGGCGCCGATCGTGGTCTATCGCGGGCGCGATAGCAGCGGGACCGGGCGTGTACGTTCCGGTGCCGCCTATTTCACGGCAGACCAGACCGCCGCACGGCAGTACGCCGACGAGTATGGCGGGGACGTGCTGGCGGCACGCTTGTCCCTGACGAATCCGGCACGCGACACCGATATACGCCGAGTGGCCGCCACCGCAGAGATCGCCCTAGTTGACGACGGCCACCCGGTGGCATATCTCGACCAGAACACGGCATTGCGTGACGCGCTGGTGGCGGCCGGGTACGACGGGGCCATCGGGAACGATCGCCGGTTGGACGACCAGGGTGACATCACGTCGTACGTCGTGTTCGCGCCCGACCAGATCGTGCCCGCAGATGATGCCAAGGCTGGACCATCAGCGCCGGAAGTGCTCGACGCCGCGCCGGAAGACCGCCAACGTGTCGCGGGCACACGTCCTGAAGTCCTGGACCGGGAACGTCCTGACCTCGGCATCGACGCGCGAGGCCAAGAGATAGAGGCGCAGGAGCCCATCCCGCGCCAGTCCTACGAGGACGACACACGCTGGGAGGACTGGAAGGCGGGCGACACCCTCAAGCTCGTGGATGGCCGTATCGTCACCGTGGCTCGGGCCGCGGCCGATCCCTTCTCCGGTCTTCAGGTCACGCTCGACGGTCGTCGCTGGTCCGTCAACCAGGAGCTTGTCGAGGGGCGGGTGGATGCGGTTCCGACCGCGGCCACTGTCGTTGACGACGCCGCCACGGTGGACGCTCGCGGCCTACCCATCGCGCCGAGAGACGCCGGCGTCATTCCGGCGCGCATGGCCGTGAAGTTCGCCAACGCCAGCAAGGGCGCCATCGAGGTGTCGACGCTCGTGGAGGCGAAGCGGGCCGCGCAGACACTCCAAGCTCAGCGAGACGACAACGGCCCCGGCGCCGGTCGGCTGCCCGTGATCTCCATCATCGACGCTGAGACTGGCGAGCAGTTCGCCGTTATCTCCCCGAACGGCCGGATCTGGCGACAGGCCGCGGGGAAGAAGTGGACCCCGGCCACGAAAGAGATCGATGCCAGCGTGGACGTGACGCCTGCTGCGGACGCCCAATCCCAGCCAGGCCAGTACGTCAAGCACCCGCTCATCGTTGACGGCAAGGAAGTGGGACAGATCCTCGGCCGTCTTACCGCGCGCGGACGCGTGAAGGTCGTATCAGCAGGGCTCCCAGGCACGGTAGAGATGTCACTCGGCATCGGCGACATCGTTGAACGTGATTCGTCCTGGCTGACGGTCCCAAAGAGCCAATGGCCCGGCATCTGGGAAGACGGCGAGCGTGTCGAGTCTTCCAAAAGCCTCGCAAAGGACGTCGCGGATGACGGACGGGCGCCAAAGACGATAGACCGGCCGACGCTTCGTGGCGCTCCCGCGCCAGTGCCGGACCCCAAGCCCGCCGCGGAGATGACTGACGAGGAAATGGCGGCCGAGATTCGCGCCCGGTTGACGCGGGAAGCGGAGGCCGAGGCGCCGGTCGCGAAGCCTACCAAAGGGGGCCCGCCGCGGAAGACGCGCGCGCCCAAGGCTGACCCCGCCGAGACGCAATGGGCGGAGGTGCTTGCGTCGGCACGCGCCGTGGACCCGGACGTCGACGAGACGGACCTGCGGGACGAGTACGACTTCCGCGAAACGCGAGCCTGGGACGAGGCGAAGGATGCCGCCGACGCCGGCACGCTGGTGCTGCTCAAGGAAATCGCGTCCCTGGGCGGCCTCCACGAGAAGCAGGGCGGACAGGTCGAGGAGCTGTTCCGGCTCCGTCAGGGGCAGGCGTTCGGGGCGGTCGGCGGCGTCAGGGGCGTGCTCTCGATCGACCCGAAGCGTGGCCTCGCGCTCGACGACATGCTCGATCAGTTGCGCGGCGATGGCCGCTTCAATCAGATCGAGACGACCGACGACATTCTCGAGTTCATCAACACGGTCCAGATCAAGGGCGTGCCCAAGCCCACGCCGTCGCTCACGGCGCTCGGCGTCACTCCCGCGACCGCGTGGTGGAAGAATCGCCAGCGGCCCGAGGCGGACCCGGATGCAGGCTTCGCCAACGACAGCGTCGACCCCGGCAAGGGCGACATCAGCTTCGACGGAGACGCGGCCCCAGCCGCGCCTGACGTCGCGCCCACGGACGCCACCACGGCCCCTGGCGTCTGGGCGCCGTTCGCGATTGCCCGCGGGACCGAGGTCCAGATCCGGGACAACACGGAACGCGCGTCGATAGAACTCAAGTTCGACGGCAAGCCGGACGAGACGGTGCGGGCGGCGCTCAAACGGGAGGGGTTCCGATGGTTCGGCCCCTCCAAGACCTGGTATTCCAAGGCGAAGGACCGACGGGCACGGGCTGAACGCGCACTGAACGTCACGCCCGCGCCGGCCGCGCCGGCCGCGCCCGCCGAGCGTCCCGTGTCGTCACAGGACGCGCCGGTCACGCTGATCATCAAACCGCTGTTCGGATCTGACGAGACGAGCACGGTCACGGTCGGCGGTCCCGCCACGACGTGGGGCCATGCGGCGAAGATGTCGCCAGGCGCCGAAATGGACTGGTGGGCGAACGCTACTGAGGAACTCGGCGCGGTGCGCGCCAGGGCCGGCGCCATCGGTGCAGGCGTCGTCCTGCGCGTGGACAGCGGGAGCTTCACGCGCGTCTTGGTGTTCGAGCCCGACAACGGCGGGGGCCGGCAGGTCAAACTCGGCGCCGCGCAAGTCGAACCCGCATGGCGCGACGGCAAACTCGTGCCGGAGCAGCCGCGGGAGGCCGCGAAGACGCCGAGCAAGACGGGAAAGCCCCCCACGGCCTGGGACGCAATCGGCACCAACGCGGTTGGGCAGACCATCTACGAGGATGAGCGCGGCGTGCGCTCGTACGTCGAGAACGGCGTGCGGCAGACCGAAGCGGTGGCGCTGGCGCCGACGCGCGGCGGGACATCCAGAACTGGACCGACGCCACGGTCCTCGAGCCGGGCGACCGACTGGACGCTGCTGAAGGTGCATCCGTCCGTGGTCGACACGCGCGCCGACCTCGCCGAGGAAGCCGGCGCGCAGCAGCGCATCGCCACGAGCCGCGCCGAGTCGCAGGCCGCCAGCAAGGCCGCGCTCGCGGAGAAGAAGCCGGTCACGCCGCAGATCACGCCCGCCAGGGCGCCAGACGCCGCCGCCGCCGCGCCGGCCGTCGACGCCAAGGCCGCCGCGCGCGCCGCGCGCCGCGCCGCGGTGCAGGGCGAGATTGACTCCGCCGTCGCCGGCATCAAGGCCGAGCTTCGCAAGTCGGGCTCGACGCTGAGCAGCGGCCTGCCGGTCCCCTCTGACGTGCTCTTGGTGCAGACGGTCAAGCTCGTGCGCGCCTACACCAAGGCCGGGATCATCGACGCACAAGAAGGCTGGGAGAACTTCCAGGAGGATCTCGGCGCGCTTGCGGCGCAGGCTCGCCGGGCGTTCACGATGGCCTGGGGGATGGTCCACGGCGTGGCCGAGCCCACCCTTGCGGATCTCGGCCCGCAGGCGCAGACTCAGGGAGAGGCACCCAATGACGCAGCCCGCGAAGATACCGCCGCCGCCGCCGATGAGCCCGCAGGCCAAGGAGATGGCCCGCCAGATCCGCGTGGACGCACTACAAGCGGGGATGAGCCCGGATCAGGCGAGGGAATTGGCGGCGTACACGATGACGCCGGCCGACCCCGAGGATCTGACGCCGTACGAGGGACCGCTGGAACCGACTACCGAATAGCCGACGACGAAGCGGTCGGCGCCGGCACGCCCTCGGTCAAGATCCGCAATAACCTGGCGGCAATCGCGCTACTGAAGCAGATCGAGGCCGAGCGCCGCGACGCCACGCCAGACGAACAGACGATCCTCGCCCAGTACGTCGGCTGGGGCGGGCTCAATGAGGCGTTCCACTACGGCACCAAGACGTACACGGCGCTCCAAGAGGCGCTGACCGACGAGGAATACGGCGCCGCTCGCGCGTCCACGCCGAACGCGCACTACACGTCGGTCCCGGTCGTGCGCGCTATGTGGGCCGCCGTGGAACGGCTCGGCATCACCAGTGGCCGCGTGCTCGAGCCGTCGATGGGCGTCGGCAACTTCTACGGGGCGATGCCGGATGCGCTGCGCGCGTCCACGCTGCGCGGCGGTGTGGAGCTCGACACCATCACCGCCCGCATCGCCAAGGTGTTGTACCCCGAGACGGACGTGCAGGCGCGCGGATTCGAGTCCGCCCGGCTCCCGGACGGCTTTTTCGACCTCATCATCAGCAATGTGCCGTTCGGGGACTATGCCGTCCATGACTCGGCGTTCCGCGGCAGGCCCAAGGCGCTCAGGTCGTCCATTCACAACTACTTCTTCGCCAAGGCGCTCGACAAGACGCGCCCTGGCGGGCTCGTGGCGTTCATCACGTCGCGCTACACGATGGACGGCAACACGGCCGAACATGCGACTGTCCGCGACTATCTCGCCACGCACGCGGACCTGATCGGCGCGGTGCGACTCCCAGACTCCGCGTTCAAGGCGAACGCGGGCACGGAAGTCGTCACTGACATCCTCTTCCTGCGTCGGCGCACCGCGGACCTTCCTGCGAAGGGGGAAGCATTCACACGGTTGGCCGAGAGCGGCGTCGAAGACCCCAACAGCGGCCAACCGATCAAGATCAACGAGTACTACGTGGCGCACCCCAGGATGGTCGTGGGCCTCCACACCGCCGACGCCAAGATGTGGCGCGGCGGCGGCTACAACGTGAAGCACGAGGGGGGCGACTTCGAGGCCGATCTCCGCGCGGCGCTGAACCGATTGCCAGCCAACGCCATCACCTACGACGAAACGCCGACCAAGGCCGCCACTGAAGACGCCCGCCGCGAGTCGGTGCCGGCCCCGGAGTTCGTCAAGCAAAATGCCTTCGTCCAGCAGGATGGCCGGCTGTGGGTGAAGCGTGGCGACGAGATGGAGTCGGTAGACGACCTCCCCGACGCCACCAAGGCGCGGATCGTCGGCATGATGGGCGTGCGCGGGGCGGCGAGGTCCACCATGCGCGCCATGCTCTCGCCCGAGGCCACCGACAGCGCGATCGTTGCCGCGCAGAAGACGCTGAACACGGTCTACGACGCCTTCGTCAAGAAGTTCGGGCACCTGAACGACCGTGCCAATGAAGAGGCGTTCGACGAAGACCCGGATCTTCCGCTGCTGATGTCCCTCGAGAAGACCCACGGCCAGGGGAAGCCGCCGACCAAGGCCGCTATCTTTACCAGGCGCACGCTGTCGCCCCGGAAGGACGTCACGTCGGCCGAGTCGCCAAAGGAGGCCCTCCTTGTCTCGCTGAACAACACCGGGCGCGTCGACCTGTCGTTGATGGCGCGGTTGACCAGTCAGTCAGAAGACACGGTTGCGGATGCGCTGGCGGGGATCATCTACCAGACGCCTGGCGGCGTGTGGCTGACGGCCGACGACTACCTGTCTGGCCCCGTGCGGCAGAAGTTGGCCGAGGCCGAGGCCGCGGCAAAGATCGACCCCAAGAAGTTCCAGGCGAACGTCAGCGCGCTCACCGCGGTGCAGCCGACGGACCTCGCGCCGGTGGACATCGACGTGCGGCTCGGGTCGGCCTGGGTTCCCCCCGAGGTCTACAGCCAGTTCGTGACAGAACTCCTCGAAGTCCGTAGAGACGGCTTCCGCATCACCTATGCCGCCCCGCTGGCGGCGTGGAAAGTCGACCCGACCTACGCCAAGGGCACCAAGAACACCGCCGCCAATGAAACCAGGTGGGGCACCCCGGAGATCCTCGGCCACACGCTGATCGAAGAGGCCATGAATCTCAAGCTGCCGACCATCTACCAGAAGGACGGCGAAGGGAAATCGTCGGTCAACCAGGAACGCACCGTGGCCGCGCGGGAGAAACAGCAGGCCATCAAAGACGAGTTCGCCAAGTGGATCTGGAAGGACACCGCTCGCGCCACCATGCTCGCGGACATCTACAACCGCGACTTCAACAACCTCCGGCTGCGGTCCTACGACGGGTCGCACTTGCAGTTGCCCGGGATGTCCGCCGAGTTGACGCTGCGACCGCACCAGAAGACCGCGATCTGGCGCGTGCTGCAGTCCGCCAACACGGGACTCGGTCACGTCGTCGGCGCCGGGAAGACATTCGAGATGATCGGCGCGGCTATCGAGTTGCGCCGGCTGGGGATGTCCCGGAAGCCGATGATTGTGGTGCCGAACCACCTTGTGTCGTATTGGGGCGCGGAAGTGCTGCGGATGTATCCCACGGCCAACGTGCTCGTGGCCACCAAGGCCGATTTCGCGGGCGGGCAACGCCAACGCTTCATGTCGCGCATCGCCACCGGCGATTGGGACGCCGTCATCGTGGCCCATCGGTCGTTCGAGTTCCTGCCGATCTCAGACGAGGCGTTCAACGACTACTTGAAGGACCAGATCGCAGAGTACGAGAGCGCCATCGCCGACGCAGCGGCCGCCACCGGAAAGAAGTCGGCGAGCGTGAAGCAGATGGAGAAGGCGAAGAAGAACCTCGAGGCGCAGATCCGCGACCAGCGAGACGTAGAGGACCAGGACAAGACGCTGACGTTCGAGGAACTGGGCGTGGACAGCCTCTTCGTCGACGAAGCGCACATGTTCAAAAACCTCCAATTCGCCACGAAGATGACGCGCATCGCCGGCCTGCCGACCACGGGCTCCGATCGCGCCTTCGACATGCGCTTGAAGGTGCTGCACATCCAGCGCCTCAAGGGCCGCACCGTGTTCGCGACCGGCACGCCGCTGAGCAACACGATGGCCGAAATGTTCACGATGCAGCGGTACCTGCAGCCGGACGACATGCGCGCGTCGGGCATGGCGCACTTCGACGCCTGGGCACAGCAGTACGGGTCGGTCGTGGTGTCACAGGAACTCGCCCCCGAGGGCACCGGCTACCGCTCGCGCACCCGCTTCGCCCAGTTCTCGAACCTCCCCGAGCTGCTCACCATGTTCCGGCAGGTGTGGGACATCGTCACGGCCAAGGACGTCAAACTTCCCACGCCGAGAATCAAGGGCGGCACGCCGGAAGTGGTCGCCGTGGAGCCGAGCGCCGCCATGAAGCGGCTGATGCAGAGCCTTGTCGTGCGTGCGGCGGCGCTCCGCGGAGAACCGGTCACGGTCAACGGACTGACCTTCACGCCAGCGAAGCCCGATGCCAAAGACGACAATATGCTGATGGTCACAGGGGACGGGCGCAAGGCGGCGCTCGACATGCGGCTACTCGGCCTGGGCTCGCCGCTCGAGGCGTCCACGAAGGTGCGTGCGGCCGTCACGCGCATCTCGGACATTTACAAGGCGAACACGCGCCGCAAGGGCGCCCAGCTCGTGTTCCTAGATCAAGGCACGCCAGGAAAGAAGAAGGGGAAAAGCTTCAACCTCTACGCCGACTTGCGCGATCGGCTCGTTCGCGACGGTATCCCGCGCGACCAGATCGCGTTCATCCACGACGCCAAGAGCGACGACGACAAGCTCGCGATGGTCGAGAAGGTCAACACGGGCGAGGTCCGTATCCTCATCGGGTCGACCGAGAAGATGGGCGCCGGCATGAACGCGCAGAAGAAGCTCGTCGCGCTCCACCATCTCGACGTGCCGTGGCGCCCGTCAGACATTGAACAGCGCGAGGGGCGGATCATCCGCCAGGGCAACGAGTTCTACGACGCCGACCCAGAGGGCTTCGAGGTCGAAGTGCTCCGCTATGTCACCAAGGAGTCCTTTGACGCCTACTCGTGGCAAACCCTCGAGAGCAAAGCCAGGTTCATTGAGCAGGCCATGCGCGGAGACATCACGGTCCGCAGGGCCGACGACGTTGATGGCGGCGCGCTCACCTATGCCGAAGTGAAGGCGCTGGCGTCCGGCAATCCAATGGTGATCGACAAGGTGAAAGTCGATGCCGAGTTGCGGAAGCTCGAGTTGCTGGAATCCGCGCACAAGCGGGAACGGTGGCTCACCCAGCGGGAGGCCAGCGACCTCCCGGAACGTATCGAGGGAATCACGCGGACGCTGGCCGGCGTCAAAGCGATCCTCGCCGCCCGCAAGATCCCGGACACGTTCACCATGACGATTGGCGGCACGACGTTCGACAAACGAGACGAGGCTGACAAGGCGTTTGTCAAGGCCACCGACAGCGCGCCCCAGGTCGCCCGCGTCATCGCCACCTACGCCGGGCTGAACATCAGCGCCAGGCGATACAGGGGCGAAGGCTCGGGCGGCACGACAGTGAACATCCTATCGGTGTACTACGGCACAGGCAGCCACCGCGAAGACACCGGCGACACCGTGCGGTCGATTGAGTTCTCGGTGAAGCACCGCGTCGAGGAACGGATCGACTCGCTCGAAAACGAATTGCAAGAGGCGCAGAAGAAGAGCGCCGACGTGGCGGCGTTGCTGGCGGAGCCGTTCGGGAAGACGGCCCGCATGGCCGAACTCGTCATCGAACAGAAGCGGCTGGCCGCGTTGCTGAGCCTCGACGTCAAGAGCCAGACGCTCGCCTCAGATGTCGAAGACACTGGCGGCGCCACGACCGGCACGTCCGAAGACGCGGCCATCGGCGTGTTCGCCCAGAGGAATCCCAGCCAGCGTGTGAGCCTGCCCGTGGCGCTGGTGCCAGTGCGTCAGGCGGCGCCACTCGCGACGATTCAGGGCGATGTCGCACTACCGGAACTGGTGATGTTCGCCCGCGAGCTTGCGCGCGACGTGCGCGTAGTGCGCGGGTTCCGCAACGCGCTGTCGGGGGCGAAGCACCGATCGGGGCACCTGATCTTCACCGCGGACCTGTTCAAGCCCGAGAACGTCGGGCAGTTGGCACAGATCGTCGCCCACGAAATAGGCCACCTAGTGGACTACCTCCCGACCATGACGATGAAGCGCGGCAACGTCCTCGGACGGCTGCGAACGCTCCACCGCTTCATGAAAGCCAGCTACACCGACGCTGATGGGCGCACCGTGACCAACCTCAAGGTGCGGAACGAACTCAAGAAGCTCTCCGCTGCATGGCGCCCCTGGCCGGACGCCCACGACGAGAAGTACCGCGCCTACCGGGACAGCGCCAAGGAGCTGTACGCCGACGCCATCAGCGTGCTGTTCAACAACCCCGAGCAGTTGAAGTGGCACGCGCCGACGTTCTATCGGGAGTTCTTCGCCAACCTGGACCAGAAGCCTGACGTCAAAGCCGCCTACTTCGGGCTGCAAGAGCTGCTGTCTGGCACACGCGAGGAACTGATCGCCCGCCGCCGTCTCGGCGTACAGGGGATGTTCGCTGAAGCGGACACGAAAGCACTCGACCTCGAGGCGTTGCGCCAGGCCGAGCGCCAGAAGGCTCGCGGGGACTTCGCCTACCGAATGCGGCTCGAGCTTGTGGACAAGAACATCGCCGTGATCGACCGCATCGAAGCGCGTGAGGCGCAAGGGATCGTGCAGAACCCTGACGACGATGCCCGCTACTTCCTCAAGGAAATGCGCCACCTGGGCGCGAAGCAGCACGGGTTCCTCAACCGCACCTTCCAACCGATGAAGGACACCCTAGAGGCGGCCGGCGTCTCGTGGAGCCAGTTCGGGGAAGCCCTGATGTATGCGCGCATCGCCAGCGGCGACCGCACGGACATGGCGAACCCACGCGGCCTGGACGTGGCCGCCGTGCCGGAGATGCTGGCGGCCGTCCGAGCCGAGCTGACCGACAAGGGCCGCACGGCGCTCGACGCGGCGCTCGCCAGCTTCCGCGCCGCCGTTAAGGGTGTCTCCAAAGACGCGTTCGACGCCGGGCTTTACACGCCCGATCTCTACGAGAAGATGGCGGAGAACCCGGCGTGGGCCGCGTTCCGCGTCGTGGACTACATGCACAAGGACGTGACCTCGACCGTGCATCACCAGATCGGCACGGTGAAGGACATCCAGAACCCCGCGGACGCGACGATCCTCAAGTTGCTCGTGACCATCCGGGCCACCGAGTTCAACAAGATGAAAACGGCGGTGTTCGCCTCGATTCCGGACGAGTCCACGCCGGCCGTCATGGGCTTTGACGGCAAAGGCATGAGCCCGAAGCCGCCCGAGGACGCCGCGCTCGAACTTGTGGAATACCGAGAGAAAGGGCGGCGCAAGGGCATGTATGTGCCCAAGGACGTGGCCGTTGCCATCAACAACGAGAGCATCGGCGGGAATCTTGCGGTGCTCGAGGCCGTGCGGTTTGCCAACGCCAAGTGGTTCCGCCCGGTGTTCACCGGGATCAACCTGTCGTTCCAGGCCGCGAACCTCCTCCGCGACTTCCAGCGGACGTGGATGAACACCCCTGGCGCCACGCTCGGGAGCACTTTGAAGTACTACGCCAAGGCTGTGCCGCTGGCCCGGCAGCGCGCGTTCGGGCCGAGGGCGAAGCCCACCGCCAAAAACCTCGCGGTGGCGAAGCTGCTCGCCGACGCGACCGAGGCGCGCATTCTCGGCGTGACCATGAACGACCTCATCGCGGGACGGCCGAAGGAAGACAGCCTCGTCGAAGAACTGTTCTCGCAGCACGGCATCAAGCGCGCGGGTCCGCCAGCCACCGGCCTCACCGGCCCAGTCATGGAAGTGGTCGACCGCGTCGAGAAGCTCGGCAACTTCATCGAAACGCTCCCCAAGGCCGCGAGCATCTACGAGATGACCTCGGACGGGCGCCAGATCAGCGACCTCGACGCGGCCGAGCGCGCCTTTATCCGCGAGAAGGTGGGCAGTCCCGATTTCCTGATCGGTGGCACGCTCAAGCCCATCACGAACGAAGTGGCCCTCTTCTCGAACGCCATCACGCAGGCGATTCGGGCGGACTATGCCATCGCCACGACCAAGGGCACCCGCGCTCCGTTCTGGCGCAAAATGGCCGCAGCCGTGATGGTCCCCACACTCCTGACGTTCGCGATCGAGCATCTGCTGGGCGACGATGACGACGACGACACCGGCTGGGGCTACGTGCGGCGCATCCTGCGTGGCGTGAGCGAGTACGACAAGACCAACTTCTACATCATCCCGAGAGGGCTGGACGAGCACGGCAACAGCCGCTACTGGCGCATCCCGCGATCGGACGCCGGCCGGTTGATCGGCGGCGTGCTCCGCAAGGGGCTGCTCGCGGCCGGCGGCGAGGTCGAGGTACTCCAGTCAGCCGCGACCGTCTTCGACTACATCACGGGGCAGGCGCCGGGCCTCACGCCGAGTCTGGGCGTTCTGGCTGATACCGGACGGTTCCTGTCCGGCCAGAACATCTACGACGACTTCCGCAGCCGCGAAGTGTTCAGCCGGGATGAGATGGCGCTGCCGCTGCCCGAGCGCGCCAAGAAGTTCATCGGCTACGAGATCCAACAGGTCGGCCCGAGCGCCATCGGCCGGTTCATCGCCGGAGACGCGCGCCCGCGCGACCTCACCACGGGGCAAGTCCTCCTCGAGATGACGCCCGTCGCAGGCCGGTTCTATCGGATCTCGAACTACGGCCTGATCGAACGGCTCCGCAAGGCCCAGAAGCCCGTGCAGGCGTCCGAAGCGCGCAGCCGGCGGGCCGAGACGGCGGCGGTCGCTGGCGCTGTGCAGGCGTATCTCAAGAAAGCGCCCCCGTCGCGGACCCAGGCCGCGCAGGAAACCCTGGCGCGCAAGGTCGTCAAGGAACTCTACGCAGACCTTCCCCAGCGCGAACAGGACGAGCAGTTCCGAGACGTGAAGAAGAAGATCCGCATGGGCGCGGCCCGTGGCGGTCACGACCCAGTCACCACGGCAGTGCTGAGCGCCCAGACCACGGCCCAGCGCGTGGCGATCATCGCCGAAGCCTTCCCGTCGGCCGCACGCCGTCGCGCGTGGGTCCAGCGCGCGGTGCAAGAGAAGGTCATCACCAAATCGGTCGCGCAGGCGGCACAATGAGGGCACCGGCGCAGGCCGTGCGAAAGGAACAGTAAATGCCAGGCACGCTCATGCCGGTTCCCCGGCACCAGTTCTTCGACGGCAACGGCACCCCGTTGGCCGGCGGCAAGCTCCACACCTTCCTCGCTGGCACCAATACGCCGTCGCCTGTCTACCAGGACTCCGCCTTGACCGTCCCGCACACCAATCCGGTGACGCTTGACGGCGACGGCCGAGAGACGTTCTTTCTGAGCGACGCTGTCAACTACAAGATCAATTTGAAGACGGCGGCGCTCGTGGACGTCTGGACCGTCGACAACGTGATGGGCGCGCTCTCAAGCGTCCTGACGGTCACCGCGGCCAATGTCCGCGGCCTGCAAATCAGCCGCTCCGCCGCCGACGCGGGCCTCAGCATCCAATCGATCGGCGGCACCGGCAAAACCTACGGGATCGTCTCGACCACCGCGGGCGCGCTCATCATTCGAGACGACGCCGACGGCACGCCGTCGCTCACGTTCCTCGGCAACGACATCACCGCGGCACTCACGGGGCTCTTCACGATCGCTGGCGGCCTCTTGTCGGTGACAGGGGCTGGCGACCACATGTTCGCTGGCGCCACTGCTGGCGCCAACCGGCTGGGGATTCGGAATATCACGAACGGCGCGGCCGCGGTCGCGTCCTTCCTGTTGGGGAATGACGCGGCCACCAACGTGGGCGCCCTGTTCGCCTTGAGCAGCGGGTACGTGACCGCCGGCGCCTACGTGCAGGACGGGTTGGTGCTGGAATCCACACGAGTGGGGGGGCTCAGCATCTTCGCCTCGCACGTGAGTGGGGCCATTCGCTTCTTCGCGGGCGGGTTCGCCGTCACGCCGGCCATTACGATCTCCGCGTCCGGGGGCGTGTCGATTGGGGCGCTCACGCTCACGCCAACGAGTCCCCCGATTGGCACCACGCACAACTGGGCGATCGGCAACGCGAGCTGCATCCTCTTCATGAGCGGCTTCGCCGCCGCCGATTTCACAGGCATCGCGGGCGGCGTCAGCGGGCGGCAAATCTGGGTGGTCACGTCACCCGCGTCAGCGGCCTCGCTCACGCTACGACACGAAAACGCTGGTTCACTCGCGGCGAATCGCATCACCTGCGCCACTGGGGCGGACATCGTCGTGACAGCCACCAAAGCGGTGCAGATGATCTACGACGGGAACAGCAGCCGCTGGCTCGCGTTCGACGTGAAGTAGTAGGACCCCCACATGGAAGAAGGAGTTGCAGGATGGATCGCCGAATCGCTCAAGTATGGACCCCTCGGGGCGGTGCTCGTCGCGAGCTACTTCCGGCTCTGGATGTGGCGCACGGACCACGTGGAGGCGCTCGCCGCCCAGACGGCGCTCTACGAGCGTATCCTCGACTTGCAGACCAAGCGCATCAACGACCTGGCACCCGATCGCGATCCGCTCAGAGCGAAGAGGACCTGACGATGTGGCGGCGCATGGCGGCATGGGCGACGCGGGTGTGGCGGGCACGGGCGACATACACGGCGACGGGGCCGCCCCGGGTGGAATCGGTCGACAGTGTGGCGTTCCGCGCGGGCATCACGATAGACGAGCGCGAGGCCGAGGAGATGCAACGGATGCTCGACCATATCAATGCGGCGGCGGCGCGAGGGCGGGCATCATGACGGCGAGGACGCTCGCCACGCCGGCGGGGTGGTCGGTCGTGGCGATCGCCGTGGCGCTGCTCACGGAGCTGATCCCGCCGCCCGGGAATGCGCTCGCACGATTCTGGCTCCTGGCCACGCTGCTCATTCGGGACATCCTCGTCGCCAAGCACGCGGCAGCGGAGACGGCGCGCGAGTTGGCGGACGTCAAGTTCGCCCTCCTGCTCGCCAGCACCGCGCGCTCGAAGGAGTTCGCAGAGGCGAGCCTCCGGTTTGCGGACGTGGCGCGGAAGATGGAGAGCGACAAGACGACAGCGCGGACAGACCTTGAGGCGCAGACCACGACACTGTCGGCGAAGATTGCCGAGGGCACCAAGGCGTCCAAGGAGGCGCAGCGAGAGGCCAATGACGTGAACCAGAAGATCGCGAGCTTGAACAAGCGCCTTGTGGACGCCATTCCGCCGCGCGCGCAGATCGACGACATCCAGCAGACCGGCGAAGAGACGCACGACATCGTCCTCGGCGCGCTCAAGGACAAATGACCAGCGACGAGATCATCGCCGGCATCGTCGACCGCGAGGGCGGCTTCTCGGACCATCCCAACGACCGTGGCGGCCCGACGAACCACGGGATCACGGTCAAGACGCTCGGCGCGTGGCGCAAGCTCGGACGCCAGGCCACGCGCGAGGAAGTGCGGAAGCTCACGGTCACGGAAGCCGCCGACATTTACCGCCACCGCTACATCCTCGGCCCCGGCTTCGACGCCATCACGTTCGAGCCGCTCAGAGTCCAGGTCGTGGACGACGGCGTGTTGTCGGGCCCCTACGAGGCCACGCAGACGCTCCAGGAGGCGCTCCGGGTGACGGCGGACGGCGTGTTCGGCGGCCGGACCAAGGCTGCGCTCGCCGGCGCCGATCCGGCCGTCATCCACATCCGCGTGCTCAAGGCCCGGCTGCTGCGCTACGCGACGATCGTGCGCGACAACCGCAGCCAGGGCGATTTCATCCTCGGCTGGACGACGCGCGCGCTCGGCTTTCTCGACGATCACGGCCGTCCGTCAAATTAATGACACGGGTAGTGTATTCTCAGGTCTTCAAATGAACATTCCACATATCGGTGACGACGAAAAGGGCGAACTGGCGCAGGGATTTGCGGTGATCGAGTGGCACGAGCGCGCCTCACCGAATGGCGCACGCGTGGACCTGTGCATCCGCTACGTCGAGGCGCGCCACGCGGGGCAGGGGCACCACGCGGCGCTGCGTTCGATGAACGCGCTGCTGCAGGAGTGGTACCCC